ATTGGGCTAACAACTCGGCGGCGGCACTGGACAACGGTGAAGACGGACTTGTAAGTGCAAGTGATTACTTGGGTGTGTTTTATCCATCAGGATCAACAACCGACAACACAGGTAAAACTATTGTTGTTCCACCATCGCACATGATGATGAGAACACTAGCAAACAATGATAACATCGCTTTCCCATGGTTCGCACCATCAGGAACAAGAAGAGGTATTGTTGACAATGCTACATCAGTTGGTTACATTGACACAGCGTCAGGAGAGTTCCAAACAATATCTGTTACGGAGTCAGTGAGAGATTCTATGCATGAAGTTAAAGTAAACCCAATCACATTCTTTAGTGGAGCAGGTATTGTTAACTTCGGTAACTTGACTAAAACATCAGCAAGTTCGGCGTTAGATAGAATAAACGTTTCTAGACTAGCAGTGTATCTAAGATCACAACTGGATGCCATTGCTAAACCGTTCATATTTGAACCAAATGATGAACTAACAAGGAATGAGATCAAGGGTGCGATCGAGTCTTTCATGTTAGAACTTGTTGGACAAAGAGCGTTATACGATTTCCTAGTAGTATGTGATGACACAAACAACACACCTACAAGGATTGACAGAAACGAATTGTATGTGGATATAGCAATTGAACCGATCAAATCAGTTGAGTTCATTTACATACCATTAAGAATCAAAAACACAGGAGAAATTGCAAAATTAGGGAACTAATTTTCGATAAATAGGAGAAACACATGGCAATATCAACATTATCAAAATTTACAGTACCTTTAGCAAACGATCAGAGTAGTGCATCACAAGGCTTGTTGATGCCGAAACTACAATATCGTTTTAGAGCGATCCTGGAAAATTTTGGAGTATCAACACCAAGGTCAGAACTAACAAAACAAGTAGTAGATATAACAAGACCAAACCTGACTTTTGACACAGTGACACTAGATGTATACAACTCAAAAGTTTACACTGCTGGTAAACACACTTGGGAACCGATCACAATCACTTTGAGAGATGACGTTAACAACTCAGTTACTAAACTAGTTGGCGAGCAGATACAGAAACAATTTGATTTCTTTGAACAAAGTTCAGCGGCATCGGGTATTGACTACAAATTCACAGGCAGAATTGAAATGCTTGATGGTGGTAACGGAGCGAGTGCACCAAATGTATTAGAAACATTTGAATTATACGGTGCATACGTTGAGAACGTTAACTACAACTCATTAGCATACCAAACTTCAGAGCCAGTAACTATCACCATGTCAATTAGATATGACAATGCTATCCAAACTCCACAAGGAACAGGAATTGGAACAGCAGTTGCGAGAACAATTGGTACATTAAGTACTGGTGGTGGACAGTAATACACAAGATTAAGTTAGCAATTATAACAGAAAAAGCGTCTTTATAGGCGCTTTTTTTGTGACTATAAATAACAGTATGCCAAAGATAAACGATCTCTTACAAGGATTCCAAGATAACCTTCCAGGTATGAAGGACTACAGACACGCATCTAGATTGTATATTGATAACAACTATCAATTGATGCCAAAACAGAAGTTTCTGTTCCATGTGGTTTTTGACCTAGATGAATCTCAACACATAGGAGCATTCAGTACTCAGGAAAGATACGAACTGAACATGTTGGTCAAAGCCTGTGATCTGCCCAAGTATAATTTAAGTTATGAGGAAAAAACTCAGTACAACAAAAAAATGTACAATGCAACTAGAATCGCTTACGAACCGGTCAACATAACATTCCATGATGACCACGCAGACACCGTCAATGCTTTCTGGAAGAAATATTACGAATATCATATAGCAGATTCAATATCAATGAACTCTGACACGGTTATAGCCGGTACTAAAGATAATGCATACGACGGTATTGAGTCTGTAAGAACTAACAAGTTTGGTATGGACACGCCTAAGAAAAGAAAAGCACCATACCTTAGGGGCATACAGATATTTGTCCTACACAAACAGAGATTTACTTCGATGACTTTGGTCAACCCTGTGATAGGATCTTTCGCACATGATAACCTAGATCAAACAGACGGTCGAGGTATTTTGTCAAACACAATGCAGATACTATACGAAACAGTGATTTACAAATCAGGCATAGTCAACAAAAATTCTGTTCCTGGATTTGCAACAGTGAGATATGACAACGAACCATCACCACTTTCAGTATTAGGTGGCGGAACAAATTCTATATTTGGACCGGGCGGTGTAGTAGACGGAATAGGATCGGTGATGAGAAATGTTCAAAACGGTAACATACTAGGAGCCATTCTATCAGCATCAAACACCTACAACAACGCTAAAAAAATAAAGAAGAAAGATATCAAAGCAGAACTGAAAGGTATTGCAAAAAAAGGTATATTAGAAGTTGGCAAACAGGCAGGATCTATAGACAACCCCATAGGAGCGTTTTCTGTTGGTGCTGTGGTTGCCGCAGGAACTCTTATTGCCAGTGCTAAAGGCACTCCTGACAACAAAACAAATCAAAACAACACGATGGTTACAACTCTACCGGGTCTAGATACTACAAACTTCCTAGGTCCAGATGAAGTGTTCAAACTTGTATCCAACGACAGTGCGACCAAAAACGAGATAGCGGCAGGCATATACTTTAAGGACATTGGTTCAAGAAAAGGACTTACTCCTGCTGAATCAAATATTGAGTATGAGGCCGCTTCAGATAGTATTAAGAATGTGTACACCAGCAAGGTCATAACAGATGTTAGAAAGTTGGTCACAGAAGGATATATAAAAGTATCGAGACAATCACAAGATGTTGAGATAGCAACAGAGAAAGCAACTTTATAATGGCAGATTTTTATACTAACTTACCACCTAAAGATAAAGACCGACTACAAGAGTCGATAGACAAATTAACGACCGACAACTACCAATCGGAGTATCAGTTCAATGTTGGAGAGTATGACAGCGCCGTCGCTTTTTTTGTTAAGAGAGGATTCACCAGAACGTCTGCAGAGTCCACAGCATATGTAATCCTTACACAGGCAAAGATAGACAACATCAAACCACAAGAGATATTAGACCAACTGTCAAAAGCAAAACCATCTTTGCTTTCAGAACTGATAACCATAATATTAAATGCCAACAGATACAAGTCTAGCAGATTAGGTGTCAGGCAAACACTCACAACAAAAGAGACTGTATCTAGAAACATCATAGACTAATGTTACCCAGATTCGCAAGAGGTAAGTTCTCTCCAAAGAACGGCGACAAATATGTTGGAACAAAAACTCCTACATACAGAAGCAGTTGGGAACACGCATTCATGAGACTGTGTGATGAACATCCTAACGTGTACCAATGGGCCAGCGAGAGCATCAAAATCCCATACAGGCATCCTTTCACGGGAAAGTACACAGTATACGTTCCAGATTTTTTCATTGTGTATCAAGACAAGAACGGTAGGAAACACGCAGAGATGGTGGAAGTAAAACCCATCAGTCAGACCAACATGGAATCCGCTGGCAAAAGTCAAGCAAAGAAAAAACAGGTGGTAATAAACATGGCCAAATGGGAGGCCGCAAATGCATTCGCAAAGCAAAGAAAAATTAGATTTAGGGTAGTGTCAGAAGAACAACTATTCCACAACGGTAAACGTAAGTAAATACGACGATGACAAAAAAATTAGAAGATATTCTTAATTTACCAAACGTAAAAGAAGCATTCAAAGAGGTAGATAAGAAAGAGCAGGCCCGTGCCAACAAGGATCAAACTAAAAATGTAATGAAAAATGTAGATCCTGAGACAGCAAAGAATCTACAAAAAAGTTACGCAGAGTTTGACAAGATTGCGGCCGCACTGCCACAGGTAAAAGGACTGGGAGAGTTGTCTGATCTAGAGTTGGACAAACTGGCCATAGAGTCCGAAGAGAGCTACAAGAACCTAATGGATCTGGGCATGAACGTTGACTCACGTTATTCAGGACGTATATTTGAGGTTGCAAGTAATTTCCTACGTAATGCCATAGATGCAAAAGGTTCAAAAATAGACAAGAAACTCAAAATGGTGGAATTACAGTTGAAGAAAATGAAACTGGACAAAGACGGCAACAAAGACGGCGGTCCTATAGAAGAAAGCGACGGATTCGTCATATCTGACCGTAACGAATTGATGAAGAAACTACTGAAAAAAGACTAAATATTGCATATGAGCACGTTTAAAGACTATCTAACAGAATCAGCAAAGTCGTATGACTACAAAGTAAAGGTAGCAGGCACGTTAGCAGACGATTTCGCTTCTAAACTAGAATCAGCACTTGCGAAGTTTGAAGTTGCAAACATGTCAGCAGGCAAGAAAACACCTATCATGACACTGCCGCTTGATTTTCCTGCCTTAAGCAATGAGCAGGTTACAATCTTTGACGTGACAACAAATTACCCAGCATCATCAAATGTGATGAAAGAATACCTTTCAGACATTTTGAGAGTTCCAGCAACTCACATGGTTGTGAGAAAACCGGGCGAGCCAACAGAACAGTATCAGGATGACATGCAGGTTGCTAAAAAATCTGAGTATGCTAATAAACTAATGGACATTGAATACAAAGACGCACCAAAAGTTAAAGGTGAAGAATTCCATTCAACAAAAGCAAACATGGGATTGTTAAAAGAATTATTAAAAGACAGACAAGAAAATAAAGAAGCACCAAAAGAAAAAGAAAATATTCAAACTAAAGAAGAAGAAAGTACACCAAGTCCTTTCAGTAAATCAACCAACCCACACCCAGACCCAAAAAGGAAATAAGTTATGGAAATGATTGACGTATTAACAAGATTAAAAGAGATAGCAGAAAGCAAACCTGAATTGGTCAAAGACGCAGTGGAAAACGTTGAGAGAACAAATCCAGAAGCAGTCACAGAAGGTGGAATGAAAGACTACCTACATGGTGAAGCAGAAAAAATGTCTAGAAAAGAATTCTTGGCTAAACACGGTGAAAGTCTAAGAGGTTTTTACGATGCAATCAATGGTTCGGAAGACGACGAAGGTGAAGAAGCAAAAGAGGGCAAAATTCCGGCAGGCTTAAAAGCATACCAAGATAAAAAAGCAGGCAAAGAAGAAAAAAAAGAAACTGTTAAAGAAGATATCAAAATTTCAGCAGACACTCCTCAAGAAGCATCAATGATGATGCAGATATTAAAACTTGCAGGTGTGCAACAGGTTGATCCAGCAATGATAGGTGCAGACGAACCTGAACATGATCACAGCGACGATGCGGCAGGATCTATGGACATGGCTAGAATGAGAGACATTGTTAAAAATCCCGAGGACGAAAAACAGGAAGAAA